GGTGGGGGAGCTGCGCGTCTCGGTGACATACGCAGTGGTTGGGCAACGCGTTGTACTCTTGGTTCATTTGGTCCAGCCTCTCTGAGAACCATTTTACATACACGAATAAACTTTGTAGCATTCCTGGCTTGATTCTGGAGAGTTAGACCACTAACCTTTCTCTCGAGTTCCTTGTGTGTGAGCTTGACGCGTTTACCTTTGACGTTTTTGGTTACCCTGAGACCCATTTTTTTTACTTTGTCCTTGAGTGTATTGTAGTCCATGTACTATAACACACTAAAATTATCTGTACCACACCCCAGCTCGAGTCGCCGCGTCGTCAATTTCATCAACGATTTCCCAAGCCCATAAACATTCATCTGCATCTTCTCGTGCACAGATGGCGTGTGCAACATCAAGGGCTTCGTGTAAAAGCATTTTGAGGCGCATTTGTCTTACCGTCATTTTCTTTGGTTCGCGCAAACACGGGGACGAATACATATGTTCGAGAGCCGCGCATGTGATTTCCCTCTTTTTCATTTCATAGTGAATGTCTTCACTTTTTTGAGCGGCAATGATGCGATATCTACGCCTGTGCTCTGGAACAGGGGCTGGACTCCAGTACCCAAATCTTTTGAGGGTCTTCATTATCTATGTGTAGACCTAAACTTTTAAGATACATACAGAATTAAAGATATCAAACACTTTAATTATATGATGGAGTGGCGTGACGACCTACACGACACGAACCAGCTCATAAGACATGTGATTCTTCCAAAGCTTATACAACTTGAGCTCGAACTTGAATCACTTCGAAGACACACTTGGCCTTACATCCAAGCTCGTAAAGAGATGGGTCAACTGGATGATATCGCGGCGAAGAGGGACTTTTGTAAACATCTAGAAGATGATACGATTTTGGAACTCTTGAGAATTAAAGCAAAATACTCAAAGGCTACAGGACTTCAGGGTAGGGAATATGATATGCTCAAAAATAATTTTTGTTAGTGTATAGTAAATGGTATTACCCATACTACTTGGAGCTTTAGGTTTAGACGCACTTGGTGTATCCGTACCTGGTATAGGTTTAATCAAATCACCCGCGGTTGCGTTTGATAAGAACAAAGATTTAGATGTAAGCACTTTCATATCCTTATTATGTTCGTGTATGTGTTCGGCTATGGTCGTGCAACGCATGATAGGTTTCCCATTTAAAAGTCCACCTATTATGATGATGTTGGCTGTGTGTTGTGTATCAAGTGGTTTTTCATCTGCGATGTTAACTAAAGATACTTACGATCGGTTTACTCGACCATCACCACCTCCAAAGTAATTTTAGAAAAAGTCATCCGTTCTATACATATTCACTGCGTATGCACCAGTCTTACCTAAAACTGAGACTGATTCATTCCCATACAGTTCTTCGCATCCAATATCTTCCATACAATCACGTGTATTGTGACTCACTGGGATTGGGTACAAGTTTTCACCGCCAGTTGTGGTGTAATAATGATACCGATCACGACGACCCGTGACTTCTTTCCCGTAGAGTGGAAGTGTTTCCTGACCAGGACCCATAAGAACACCCATCTGTTGCATGTGTCCAGGTTTATATTGTTTGATTGGTGGACCTCTAAACTCCGGTTCACGGCGTCGTTCACGGCGCATCATTGGACGTGGTGGTACGATTGGTACTTCGACTGGAACTTTAACTATTTTTGGATTTTGATACATATACCCCAAAAGGAGTGTGAGTACAACAAGTGCCGACCACATGAGTTGTGTCTTTGTCTTGGTCTTCATTTATATTAGTTAAGGAATATTTTTTACATAAAGAAATGAAGATTCTTGCGATCGATATTGGATACCATAATATGGGTCTCGTTCTCGCTGAATGTGGTAAAGGTCCGAAGATTGACGTTGAGTTTATAAAGAAAATAAGTCTCGAGGATTATAAATATATTCAATCTAATGATTTTGTAGATCTCATTCCTTTATTTGTAGACGACCATAAATACATATTCGAGTCTGCAGACACCATACTTATAGAACGTCAACCACCCGGTGGATTTACAAATATTGAGATACTTCTACATTACATGTTCAAAGATAAAGTTGTACTGGTTTCACCTGTGAGCATGCATACACATTTTGGTATGCGACACCTCAATTACGAAGAGCGAAAAATGAGGACGGTTTCTATTGCAAATAAATATATCGATGGTGATATTCCCTATGAAAGAAAACACGATATAGCGGATGCACTATGTATGGTAGTCTATTACAATTTTAAAATATCTGTGCACACATTTGATAAGTTTAGGTTTGAGTCCGCTCGGCTCTGAGAATCTCAAGTGCATTCCCAATTGACTCCAATGCTTCGAATACATTAACCGTGGATCGACGTTGTATACATTCTCTGAGTTTACCAAGATTGTAGTCGAATGATTTTTTTTCCTTTTCCTTAGTTTCTCGGATTTTCTTTTTTATTTCATCAAGTCTCTTGATTTCCGTGTCAATTTTATTCGTCACAGTCTCAATCGCTTCATCCATCTTGTCGATCTCGGCTTCATACCAATGAAGCTGTCTTTTAAGAAGATCCCGCTTTACGTGTGACTTTGTTCGTTGCATTTGGTGCTCAATTCTATCTAACTTTTCATCTAAAATTTCAATATTTTGAATATATTTTTGGTGATGATAATCTTTAGATGCCTCGAGTGTTTTAATTTGCTGATCAATCTCTTGAATGGGGTCCATGGGTGTACTACTATGTCTTGGCGTTAAAACTTTATATCAATATATGTTGAATTGTATTTACTTGGGGGTTTTACCGGACATGAGAGTTCTTATGTCATCAATGAACGTATCGAAACGCCCGAGGCGATATTGGACAAATGCCCATAAAAAGAAGAATACAGTCTTTGTCAGGTTATTTATATCGTTATCTTCCATCTTATATATGGGACTCACAACTCGGTGCATAAAAGTTTCCTCTTTTTGTTGACCAGTCACGTACATCTCAGCCTGCGTTAAAGCACACGTATCGTCATTGACTGACCAGTGATAGAATAAAAATGGGATAAGTATTGAGTAGAACTCCAAGTTTCGACGATCATTTGTAAATGGAACGACGAGAATGGCAATAAGAAAAATAAGATGAATCAAGAATATTATGTTCATCTATAATAATATGAGCGAAGAAAATTTCGGTGGTATGTCGACTACTGCGATAAAAAAGAAGGAGCTTCAACTTCGAGAAGAAAGTTGGAATGATCAACATGAATCTATATTGAGACAGTGGGGTGAGGCGTCTGGGTGTTACAGATATATGAACCATCGAGCGTTTCTTATGTATAAGGGTCTCTCGATGCGTTTTACTTTACCCGTCATTGTATTATCAACACTCACAGGCACAGCGAACTTTGCTCAGGAGCAGTTCCCCGAGAGTATGCGGAGTATGGTTCCATCGGTTATTGGTGGTTTAAATCTCATCGCGGGTCTTGTGGCAACTATTATGCAGTTCCTCAAGATTAATGAACTCATGGAGAATCACAAAGCGGCTGCGCTTTCTTACGGTCTCTTATCTCGAAACATTCGTTTGATGCTAGCTCTTCCACGACGGGAGCGTGGTGCTGACGGTCTCGACTTTGTGAACAATTGCAAAGCCGAGTATGACCGTCTCATTGAACAATCACCATCCATACCCACTAGCATACTCACAGAGTTTGAGAGAGAATACCCCCTCGACAATGTGTTCACTAAACCCGAAATCCTCGATGTTCGTGCGATTCCAAAGTTAAAAATGAACACCGGAAGTGCTATCGCATCTCTTACAAGAGGTGGTCCACTCAGCAAGGTTGGAGAGCTTGTAAAATCGAGAGAAGAGTACGATGCAAAGCTTAAAATTCTCGACGAAATGCAATCAGAAATAGATGCTGAGGAGGATATTAAATCAGTGGTCTCTGAAGAACAGCCAGACGTCGAGCAAGGTATACCATAAGAATACACATACCCACATTTGTCAAAATAGCACACACCGCATATGGTAAAATTTTCCTTTTTAAAGGTTTTACGATACGTTCTTGTAGTGCGTCGTTCTCCAGCACTAAATCTATAGCCTGATTAGTAAGATCATCAATGGATTCCTTCATTAAGATAGTTGAACAAAAAAAAGAAGAGCCTGTGACAACACTTCACACGCAACACATTGATCTATTACAAAGGTACATTAGGGAGCGAAAGAATGTATTTATCTGCGGGGCTTCCGGTGTTGGCAAGACATATATACTTCAATCAATTTTGAATGAAAACAATAGTGTGGAAATACAACGAGAACATCTTAAAAGTAAATCAAATTTTCTAGCATTCATAAAGAATACTGGAAAACATGCATTTATCGATGATTACGATTCCGATTTCAAAAACATAGTGGAGCGCGTGGCTGATGGTGAACGTCTCACACGGGGATCTCTCGTTGTTACGTCGGTAAATATGTGTATGTTTCCAAACTTTGAAACTATCTTCGTTATGAAACCCACAATTGAGAAGTTAATATCCTTGGTTGGTGAAAGAACACCAAAAATTGAAAATGCGGCGATTCAATCACATGGAAATATTCGGAACTTTTTATCATACGTGGATGGCTATGATGTAACGGATGTTTTCAAAACACCCAAGGAGTTTATTACAGATATTCTTACAGATGCTCAACCCATCAAGATATATGATTCAATCTCTGAACATGGTCATCTATGGGATATTTTCCAAGAAAATTACTTAGACTCCAAGGGTGTGCATGTAGATCGCATTGCATCAGCATTCTCGGATGCGGATGTGTACGATTCTCATATATATTCCTCAGGTGATTGGAACCTTATGCCGTACTTTGTGCTCAATGCATTGACAATTCCCAAAACTGGTATGGGAACTCCGTTAATCAGAGAAAAAATTAGACCTGGGAGTTGTTGGACAAAATATGGGAATTACAAAATGAGAAACCAAAAATACAGGGAAATACAAAAAAAGTCAAAAACGGGGTTGTACATAGATGAACTGTGTCTACTCAAGAAATATGCGGAGATGGGTAATGTACTTCCAATGGTGGAGTACAACCTAAGTCCACAAGACTTTGACGTTATTAACCACCTTGCAGTTGGAAGTAAATTAAAACAGAGAGACGTGACGAAAGTAAAGAAAGCATTGAAAAATGCAATCGAAAAAAGTTGTTGAACACGAAGATGTTGAACCCGAGTGTACAAAGACAATTGGAAATGAAATCCACTTCTATGGTGAAATCACAGTTGAGAATACACTCGAGTTTGTGGAAAGCTTTCGAAAGCTTGAGATTCGCCTCTTAAAACAAAAGGCTGATCTCATTGGGTATGAACCCGAAATCCGTGTGCACATTATGAGTGATGGTGGTGACATGTTTTCCGGGTTAGCACTTAAGAATCTTATTGAAAAGTCTCGAGTCAAGGTTATTACCATAGCCCAAGGTGCATGTTGTTCTGCGGCTACATTTATGTTTTTGGGTGGGTCAGAGCGTCGCATGGGTGAAAATGCATACCTTCTGATTCACCAATTGAGTACCGAGTTTTGGGGTAAATACCAAGAACTCAAAGATGAAATGAAATCGTGCGATAAGTTTATGAATGCACTCAAGAATATGTACACCTCAAAAACTGAAATCCCAGAAAGAAAGTTTAGGAAGTTGATGAAGAAAGACCTCTATTTGTCGGCATCAAAATGTCTAAAGTATAAGATTGCTCACGCGATTGACTGATAGTAACGTAGCGTTTGTAAAGACCTAAAATACATAAAATAATAAAACCTATCGCAAATGTATTTGCGTTTGTATACACAGATAGTGTTTCTGGTGGCCTAAGTCGCTCCATTCTACCATAATTTACAACTGGTATCATATTTAAAGTTGAGAAATTAATTATACACATAATGGAACGCCTTATCCGAGAAGACAAAAATGGTCGTCGTCGGTACACAGATATACACGTGGAAGATTTGGGGGATGGAACTGCCGATATTGTGAAGACAAGTGGAGTGCTTGGAAGTGACAAGACTGTTGTGTCACGAACTAATGTCAAGACGGGGTATGAGAAGGCTTTAGCTCGGGCCAAGACGATGTGGACCAATGAGAAAACGAAAGGTGTTCAAATTCTTCCCATGTTGGCGAATAAGTGGGAAGACCGACACCATTATATTACAGAACCTTTTTATGTTCAACCCAAGTTAGATGGTGTTCGTCTCCTCGTATCCAAGAGTGGGTGCTTCTCTAGAACTGGTAAGGTTGTCAATGGTGTTGAGCACCTGACCAAGGATCTCAAAGATGGTGAATGGTTAGATGGTGAATGTTACGCCCCAGGTAAAACATTTGAGGAAATTACAAGTATGTTCAAGATGAACCCCCAAAAGTTGGAGTTTCATGTATTTGATTACTTTAATACACATAAACCAGATCTCCCATTTGCAGAGAGACAGAAACGGGTCACGGTAGAGACTCTCCTCGTTCAAAAAAAGTCTGATATTCCCAAACTCCACACAAAGTTTGTGAATCAGGGACATGAGGGTATTATGATTCGTGAAGCTACGAGTATTTATGAAATTGGCAAGAGAAGTAACTATCTCCTCAAGTTTAAGGAGTTCCAAACTGAGGAGTATGAAATTATTGGTGCTCATACTGGTCATGGGAGAGATGCCGACGCTGTTATTTGGGTATGTAAAACCGCAAATGGTCACGAATTCACAGTGAGACCGGAGGGTACCATTAAACAGCGAGAGGTCTATTATGCAAATAGAAACAGGTACATCGGTAAACTGCTCACAGTTCGCTTTCAAAACCTCACAGCTTTGGGGGTACCACGTTTCCCAGTGGGTGTGGTGATTCGGGACTACGAATAATCTACAGGGAAAGTAAATGAACACCAAACTTGCGGTAGATGTAGATGAAGTCCTCGTCAACCTACTTGTACCGATGGCTAAATGGAGGGGTGTCGCATTACCCACCCGACCCAAATACAAATACCTGTACCGGGAAATATTCAACTGCACAGAGGAACAATCTCAAGAAATTCTTCACAAGTTTTATCGCTCCAGGGAGTTTCTCAACCTCAAACCAATCCTCGGCGCTCAACCAGCTATGCAGAACTTCAGACAAACATTTGATAAGATCTATATCGTCACAGGACGCCAAGAAATGGTACGTGAAACAACTGAACTGTGGATTGAACGCTTCTTCCCGGGTGTCTTTGATGATGTCATTCTCACAAACAGCTTTACGGAGAATGAAATCAAAAAGGTTGACGTCTGTCGCGCTCTTGGTATCGGGTGTATCATTGATGATATCGGAAAAACATGCGACGAATGTATTGAATCTGGGATGGATGCCATACACTTCATTGGTGAGGACGTGTACCCCTGGTGTGAACCAAGTGAGATTAGTATGAGAGGTTGGCGAAATAATCAACGAGATATTATTGAGGTATGAGAAATTTATATGCCAGTGTTAATCTTGGATAATGTCTAAAACTCGTGGCTCGATGTTGTATTTCACCATCAAACACAACCAATCTCCCAGGTTTAGAACAAACGACTTTAATGTCTTCATCGACGATGAATTGGGTTTCCCCCCCTTCATCGTATGATAATTGTGGATTAAGGTAATATAAACACGTTATAGTCTTTTCTCCATCAATGTGAAAGTATGGATTTTCATTTGGCGTAAATAAATTTACGTATATACGATACAATTGTGTATCTTTCAATGTTGGTTGTTTCTCGTATATTTTATTTAACAATGTATTCAATAGCGTCTTAATTTCTGGGTATATATGTTCACCCATATCCGTAAAATCACAAACCATACCAGTTGGGGGAGTGCTTTCGTTATCAACTTCACCATAGAAAAACGGACACGTTCCAAATATCATTTCGGCATATTTTGATGTATCACTGGGTGAAAGTATATCATCGTATACTGTGATATTTTCCATCATTATACTTATACCAATTTTATCTTTAAATGATTGAAGCACCACCAATTAATATCCAAGATACACTATATGAACAAGCACGTATATGCGATCCTTCTTTCAGTGGTGCTGGGTCATGCGTATTATCAGATGATGGAAGCATCCCTCCCAACTGAGTCTAATTGTAGCTATATGGCTGCACCAATGACAGACTATTTGGCCTTCCTGTGGGGTTTCATTCTCGTAGGTTATGGCTTCAAGTACGACAACGCAGTACTCACAGTTTTGGGAGCGTCTATTGTGGTGGAACACGTATTCCAGTATATGCGAAAAGTTTAAATTATTTTTACAATCTTGGTAGATTCTAAAAATAGTGGAATACACCTGGTGCGATTCGAACGCACGATCTCCTCCTTACTAAGGAGGCTCCTTAAACCACTTGGACACAGGTGCTAAAACTCTCTTGACCGGAATCGAACCGGCGACTTCGGGATTAACAGTCCCACACTCTAACCAACTGAGTTACAAGAGAAAAGATCCGACCTATCCGAATCGAACGGATGACCCGCTGATGGCATGACTTTCATTTAGTACGTAAGATACTACAGTCAGCTGCTCTTCCAACTGAGCTAAGGTCGGCTAAAGCTTCTACTAGGGATCGAACCTAGGGTGGTGGATTCAAAGTCCACAGTGTTACCACTACACCATAAAAGCTTTAGTTGAAGAGGAGTTTACACCCCCACTTCATCAATAGTACACGTTTCCCCTTTAAGCTCGTTTACGTATTTAAATCTGTAAAGTATCAATGAAAATATTCCAGCTGATACATTTGTAATTATCATTGGAATAACCTTGTAATCTATGGCGTAAATGAGAGCCAGTACACTCGCAAGTAGGTTTAGGTGTAAAAATGGGTAACTGATGGCTTTTGCGTCTTTGTGTTTATACACATGGGCAACCTCCGGTACAAACATGAGACATATTAAAATGGAACTCACCAGCCCAGAAATATCTATGAGATTCATACTTATCCTATACTATTTTCTAATGTTTAAGTAGGTATGATTGCATTCGTTGTACTACTTACCCTCGTGGTTTATATACTAATGAAAGCACCAAGTAGTAATCGTTACAGCTACAAGGCATTCTTGTTAACGATTCCAAGTGAAAAGGGTCGCCAAGAAAGATTCAAAAGAAGTCACAATCCCCACATCCCAATTGAAATTATCTATGGTCCAGATACACGGAAGGTGGATGAAGCCAAGAAATACGAAGAATACGTAGACCCCGAATATTTTGAAATGGCGTTGGAAATGCATTACGATAAAACAATAAAACGTCCAGATATGACGTATTTCAACTTGGGTGCTATTGGGTGTTTTATGGGACATATGGACTTTTATAAACGATGTGTAAGACAGGGGATCAAATATGCAGTCATCTTTGAAGACAATGTCATCATTAAATCAAATGTTTTATATGATGAAATAGATAAAGTAATTAAGCAAAAAGGTGACGATTTTGAAATGTGCTTTTTCCATTGTCTGTCCAGACTTCCAGATAAAATGGAGGGTAATTTAGAAAAGGTGAAGTGGATATCGAGTACAAAATGCTATCTCATACACGTCGATAATATGAAATCTTATACAAAGTATTTCTTTCCCATGGATAATCACGTTGATATGAAACACGAAGACCTTATAGCTCAAGGTGCGAGAGTATACTATAAAGACATGAGAGAATACATGTTCATTGACCGAACACACAAAAGTTTAATCGGTCACAGTGACCATAGTAGAAAGAACTTCTTCTCGAGACAGTTTCCGGATGCTAGACCACACGATCTTAAAAGAGGTTACTAAATCCAAGGGATGTGGTGTGCGTTCCGACGACACCCCCTCTTAAGAAACTCCACGAAGAGTTCAAAATCATATGTAGAATCCATGACATCCAACATGTGTCCTACATATGCGCTGTACGCGGGGTGATTTCCTTCGTGAAAGAGGCGGTCCTCTCTCACATTGAACACCATTTTACCGAGACGGGTGGGCATCATCACGAGATTTTTACTCGCATTCACATCATACGCCGACTTCTTGACGATTGGATGTTCCCTGTACCGCCTTGGTATTACGTGATGATCCTCAACGAGACCCTTCCCATGGAGACCCCAACGAACCTTGAAGTTTTTGCGTGCGAGCGAGCCGTACCTCATACCTATTATACTCTATGATTTATCTTTTACATATGGGACACATATCTAAAAGGTAATCTGCTCCAAACGGGGGTCGAACCCGTGACCTTGGCGTCTGCTTCTGTAGTTGTAACACTACTCAGATATACATTGTATAAGCACCACGCTCTAACCAACTGAGCTATAGGAGCTTACAGTTCATACTCTGTAACTGTAAAACGACCCTTCTGTCTTGTCGTTGGAACCACAAAGAGTTGGGTTATCTTTTCTTTACCACGTACCGTACCTTTAACTTCTTTTGATAGTTTATCAATTGTGGCTGTAGATCTAAATATAACATTGGACTTGTAATATTCAATGCCGTCCTCTGTAATAACCATAACTTGGTCTGGTGGTGATGTTTGAGCGCCCACAAACTTGGGATCACTGTACAGTGCTTGAAACATTCAACCTACACTATACGGAGATAATCCTTGAACGGGAGGATACTCGTCGCACCCTTGATGAAGTCTCTGTGTATTTGTGCGTGGTCAAACGCCTCGTGAATCA